TTTTTGCGCATAAAGATTTCCCTAAATGACGAATTTGGATGTGATAATATGGCGGGCAGAAAGGGACAACCAGTTGATTTACTTATCCTAAAAGGAGCAAAACACCTTACAAAAGAAGAAATCGAGAGGCGCAGACAAGCTGAAGATGAATTAAGCTCTGGCATATCAAAGATTCATCCGACGGACCAAGTGCTTGCTAATCCAATAGCAAAAAAAACATTTATAAAACTATTGGTATTGTATCAAGATATAGATTATGTGGAAGGGCTGGACGAAGCGATCATAAACCGGTATTGCTTAATGACGGCAGAGGCAGATAGAGTACAAGAGCTTTTAATAAAAATGGAAAATGACCTTGATGAATGTGTTGACTACAAGGAAAGAATTAAATTATATAAATCTATATCTAGCGCTGAAATAACGGTAGGCAGAATCCGTGACCGGCTATTGCAGATGGAAGACAGGCTTTTTATGAACCCGACATCTCGCGTTCGCAACGTGCCAAAGAAGGAGAAGCCAAAGCAAAAGTCAGAATTTGAAACGAAATTTGGGGATGTTTAAAATGGAATTGGAATGGGAAGATGTAAAATATGATTTGCCGGAAGATGGCCAACAATGTTTGATATATACAGTAGCCGGGGAAATGGAAATTGCTACATGGAAAGCATTTGATGGATGGGAAGTACGGGGTTATCTTGTTCCTTATGTAGAAGTAACGCACTGGATGGAATTGTTTATTGATCCGCCTATAACGGGGAAGATTGATATACAAGATGAAAATTCTTGGTCGATAAATTTGGAGTGTTTAAAATGAAAAAAGAAAATATTGAAATGCCACCCAATTCGGAGATGGAATATCCGGAAATGGAATATATGCAAGAAAGTAATGACGGAATATTGTGGTGTGTTCTGATTGTTTGTTTATTTGTTGCGGCTATAGGCTTAATCATTTTTCGTGAAATTTTGTAGAAAAATTTTATTTACGTGACATTATTAGATGAACTGACTCAATATTCAAATGCATGTATTAATAATGAAATTATAGCATGCCAGAAACTAAAATGGGCTTGCATGCGATTTATAAGGGATGTTGAGCGACAAGAAACAAAAGATTTTCCATATGTATTTGTAGAAAATAAGGCGCTCCGGTATTTTGACTGGATGCGTCTTTTTAAACACACAAAAGGCAGACTAGCAGGCACTTATAAAGAACCGCACATATCTGAAATGTTTGAGTTTGGAAATATATATGGATGGAACCGGCAAGATAATGGATTGCGACGGTTTAGATATGCTTATATACAAAAGGCCAGAAAAAACGCAAAATCACAAGACCTTGCTATTGCTGGGCTTTACGAAGAAGCGGCATTTGGTGAATCGTGCTCAGAGGTCTATGTTGCCGCATCGAAAAAAGATCAATGCCGATTTGTATTTGATGAAGCTGACTTGATATATAACAGATGCGAACCATTACAAAAAAAGTTTATTACGCGGTATGGAGTTATAGAACACCCTAAAAGCGGTTCAAGATTTGCGCGGCTATCAAAGGATGACAGGAAAAGCGGCTCCGGTGGTAATCCTCAGTGCGGAATATTAGATGAATATCATGAGCATGAAACGGCTGAATATTATGATTTGATGACATCGGGCATGAAAACGCGCCAGCAGCCGATATTGATTATTATAACGACTGCCGGCGTAGACCCGAGCAGTCCATGTTATGAAGAATACGACTATTGCACAAAAATACTTGACCCGAATAACCCAATAGAAAATGATCGGTATTTTGTCTGCATATATGAACTGGACAAGGATGAAAACGGTAACTTAATTGACAACATGTATGATCAGTCATGCTGGAGAAAAGCCAACCCGATTATTTATAATGACCCGGTGGCGGTCGAAAATATAAAGGCAGAACTGGAGCTTGCAAAGGCAAAACCAGACAAGCGCAGGGACGTTATCACAAAGACATTCAATGTTTGGATCAATGAGCGCGATCACGGCTATATGCCGATGGATAAATGGGCCGCGTGTAAAGCAACGCCGGACAATCCAATGCCGGATGTATATGGGCTTGAGGTAATTACTGGGCTTGACTTGTCATATAGAAGTGATTTATCAAGCATAGCGCATGAAATTAGATTGCTTGATGGGCGTATTGCTGTGATGCAAAAGTCTTTTATGCCAGAGGAAACATATGAAGCCGTAAAAAATCAGCCAAAGGCGCATTGGAAAGATTGGGAAGCATCGGAAAGTTTAATTATTACTCCTGGTGCAATAGTTGATTATGATTATATGCTTGATTATTTAGACGAGGTTTACGAAAAAAACGGATGGCATAAAGGAGAATTGGCTTTTGACAGAGCATTGGCAACATGGCTGATGCAGCAAGCAGAAAAGCGTGGGTTTATTCCTGCTGATATTATCCAAGGCATGTTGACTCTAGGGGCTCCGACAAAGGACTTTAGGGACAATGTTTATGACAAAAAAGTCATTCACGATGATCCTATGCTGACATGGGCTATGGGTAACGCTATATGTGACGAGGATAAAAACAAAAATGTAATGCTGAATAAGCAAAAGTCAAAAGAAAAAATTGACCCTGCTGCGGCGTTAATGAATGCACATGTTAGGTTTGCGGTTAAACCGGAAATAAGAACTGCATATGAACATCATGGAATAAGGATTCTTTAGGAGAAGATATGAAGTTTTTCAAAAAATATTGCGAAGATTTTTTTATACTAGGCGGTTGCGCTATTATAGCCTATGCAACATTTACGGTTTCTGTTCTTGCTGGACTATATACGGTTGGGGCAATGTTATTGTTTATTGGAATATGGCTTGCAAAAAATCCTCCAAAGGTAAAGTAATATGATATTTAGAGATAAAACAAAAAATAGCAGCGTTATAGGATTACCGCCAATGAGCGATGAAGCCGCATGGATTGCTTATCTTCAAGGGCGTGGGTATTCAGCTATAACGGTTAATACGGCTATAAAAGTGGCCACTGTTTTTAGGTGTGTTGATCTTGTAGCAAAAACAATAGCAAGTTTGCCACTCAATTTATATCGCAAGACAGCGGCAGGACGGGAAAAAGCGGAAGAACACAATGTATATAAATTGCTCTATAGGCTTCCAAACCCAACGACAACGGCGTTTGAGTTTTGGCATATGTATATTTTTAATCTAATGTTGACACGTGGGGCTTATGCTAAAATTGTTCGTGATAGGAACGGATTTATTCGACAATTATGGAATATACCTACCGCAAATGTTAATGCTCATATTAACCAATATAACGGAGAACGATATATAATTGTTCATTTATTAAATGGACAATCAGAAACATTACGTGAAGGCGATTTTATGTATTCGCCCGGATTGCGATTGGGCAATGATATTTACCCGGAAAATCCATTAAAAATAGCGGCAAATGTTCTTGGATTAAGCATAACGCTTGAAGGATTTGCTAAAGATTTTTTTGACAACGGTACAAATTTAGGTGGTTTTGTAGAATACTCAAACGCTGTATCCGATACGGCATATGAACGATTTAAAGAATCATGGCGTGAAACATATGCGGGAGTACAAAACCAGCATAGGATAGGATTTTTAGAAGATGGGTTTAAGTTTACACAGCTTACAAAAGACCTTGATAAATCGCAAGCACTTGAAAGCAGAAAACATAGCGTTATTGAAATATGTAGAATATTTGGTGTTCCGCCTCATAAGGTTTTTGAACTTGATAAAGCAACATTTGATAACATTGAACAGATAAATATTGAATATGTTCAAGAAGCCGTCGCGCCAATGGATGTACGCCTTGAACAAACCATGTATAAGGATTTGCTAACAACTAAGGAACAAAAAACTTATTATGCAAAGTTTAATGTAAACGCTTTACTCAGAGGAGATTTGGCAGCAAGAACAGCTTATTATCATAATGCACGTAACGATGGATGGATAAATGGTGATGAAATAAGAGAACTGGAAGATATGAATAAAATGCCAGATAAACAGGGAGAAATTTATGCTATAAACGGTAATATGATCCCCGTTTCATCTGTTCCTCAAAATTTGCCTAAAGGCGCACAAAGGAGTTAGTTTATGAAAAAGTTTTATATGAATGGTTCTATTATAAAACAAGAAGATAAATGGATATATGATTTTTTAGGCATTGCTTCTGTATCAATGGAAGAAATCATTGCTTTTCTTGATGATGCAAATGGCGAAGAAGTAAAAATTTATATTGATAGTCCTGGAGGTCTAATAACGGCAGGATCAGATATCTATTCAGCTTTGCGAGAGTACGAAGGAGAATCAACGGCTTTTGTGACTGGGTTGGCTGCGTCTTCTGCGTCATGGGCAATGCTTGGGGCAAAAAAAGTAATTGCTTCTCCAACGGCACGATTTGTATATCATAACGCAAGTACTTCTGCAAGTGGTGACTATAGAGATATGGAGCATGCTGCATATAGACTTAAAAACGCAAATAATTCATTTATAAACGCTTATCAGATAAAGACAGGAAAAAGCCGAGAAGAAATTCAAGAAATGCTTGATAAGGAAACTTTTCATACTGCACAAGAAGCTTTGGACTTTGGGTTTGTTGATGAAATTGCGTTAAAGGATGGAGAAGAACTTGAACCGTTAATCGCTGCATCTATTGGTGGCATAAATATTCAAAAAATGCATGACCTTGCCTTGAAATATAAAGACAATCATGAAGGATTGCTGGAAAAAATAAAAAATGAACCAGACAAACCAGACGCTGAAAGTGGGGAGGAGACTCCGGCCATATCAGATATATTGACTACCCAACGTCGAGACCTTAATAGGATCAGAAAAAAACTTTACAACTGAAACAGAGCAGCCGCCGCAAGGCGGTTTTTTCATGCTCAAAGAAAGGAAAATTTTTATGGATGCAAAAATGCTTATTGAAAAAAAGCAGGATCGGGCTACCTTTACAAATTCTATTCGTTCTATTCTTGACGAATATGAAAACAAAGAGATGCCCGGAGAAAAGAAGGAAGAACTGGACAAGCTCGAAAAACAGTTTGACGAAGTGGATACGCTTATTCTACGTGAGGAAAAGCAGCTTGACCGTGAACGAAAGATTGGCGAAAAGCAGGATGAGAGTCAGGATGGAATAAAAGATGATATCGTAAATCTTTTTTCTGAGTACTTGACCACTGGCAGCAAACAGTCATATGAAGAATACAACGCTTTGCAACAGTCGAATCCAACACAGGCTGGTTATTTGGTTGCTCCTGAAGAGTTTCAGATGGATATTATAAGAGAAATTGCAGACTCAACTTTTATGCGGCAAAAATGTAAGGTTTTGCCTCCGCTACAGATGGCACAGTCTCTTGGCTATCCAACGCGCACATCCGGCATGAGCTCGTTTGCTTGGGGTACTGAAATTCAGGCTCCGACTGCTGATAGTTCGCTGGCATATGGAAAACGTGAATTCAAGCCAAACCCTGGAACTTCCGAAATTCTTATATCCAAGACGCTTGTAAGAAATGTTGCCAATGCTGATAGTTTGATACGTAGTGAAATTTCAGAAGAAATTGCAAAGAATTATGAAACTGCCTATATGACTGGTTCTGGTGCTTTGCAACCTCTTGGCGTATTTACCGCATCTGATGACGGTATTCCTACTTCGCGGGACGTGTCTACTGGTAATACGGCAACTGAAATCAAGTTTGATGGCTTGATTGAAGCACAAGAAACCGTAAAAGATCAATACCAGTCACGTTGCGAGTGGATTTTTCATCGGGATGCAGTCAAGCAACTACGTAAGCTAAAAACGTCTGATGGTCAATATATATGGCAGCCGTCCGTTACTATGGGACAGCCTGAAATGTTGTTAAGCAAACCCGTAAATAGGTCTGAATATGCTCCGAATACTTTTACAACTGGTTTATATGTTGGATTGTATGGCGATTTGTCTTATTACTGGATTTGCGATGCCTTAACAATGGAAATTCAGGCTTTGATGGAGCTTTATGCTAGGACGAACCAGATTGACTATATTACGCGCATTGAAACCGATGGTGCGCCTGTGCTGTCTGCTGCGTTTGTACGTATTACATTAGCGTAATGAAAGGAGAAAAAGTATGTTACCTTCATTTTTAAAAGAATGTGAGTTTATAACCGTTGAAAATAGTGTGGCCGCTGGTCAGGCTACGACTGTAGGCGAAATTGTTGATATGCAGGGTTATGATTCGGCTTGTTTTATTTACAAGCTAGGTGCTGTAACCGATGGCGCGGCGGTAACGCTGACGATCTATCAAGGAACTGATGCAACCGTTTCTGACGCTGCGGCTCTTTCCGGTGCGACGGCGGCGATTGCAACAGCATCTAGTGACAGTGATCAAGTTTTAATGATTGATGTTATTAAGCCGCGTGAACGGTATTTGCGTCCTACCATTGTAACGGCAACGCAGAATGTTGAGATTGATTCAGCGTTTTGTATTTTGTACAATGCGGCAGTCAAACCGATTACGCAACCGTCAACCGTTGATGTTGGGACGCTTGTTGTTAGTCCGGCAGAAGCGTAAAGGAGGTTTACTATGAGTATACCTAATGGGTGGAATACAGCTCCAAACGGAATGTATTTTGAGGATATTTCAGCAGGCATTGGGTCAATTGGAACTACATATTATGTTGATTCAAATGCTGGTGACGATGATCTTGACGGTTTGAGCTGGGAAACAGCTGTCAAAACACTTTCTATAGCGCTTGCTTTATCTCATGCCAAAATCGCCGCAGACTCTACGGGATGGGCAAGCAGAAACCGTATTTTCTTCAAGGGAGATCAAACGGCAACGGCAGAAGGTGAAGACTTGACGGCGCTTGCTCAAAAAACTGATGTTATTGGCGTTGGGTCAACTGATTGGAAAGCAAAGCCGCAGCTGATTGGTAATCATGTTATTGGCAGCACTACGAGCTATATGGGATGCCGATTTATCAACATGATGTTTAAAGGCCCTGTGCTTGTTGGCGGTGACATTTTTACTATGACTAGCCAACATGGAATTGAGTTTATCGGCTGTGAGTTTATGGGCGATTCCACTACTCCCGCAACCGGCGCGATTATTGCAACTGCATGTGTCGGCCTAAAGGTAACCGGATGTGTATTTAAGGGCGCATATAGCGACGCAGTGATCGAGATTGGCGCAGGACAGGCAGATGATATGTGGATTACAAGCAATGTGATCCAGGGCGCAAACATGGGCGTTGATATCTCTGGATCAGCAACGTTTGCGGCTGGAAAGTACGGTCTTATTAAAGACAACGTATTTTCCACTACGCTTGCTTGCATCAATGATGCAGAGGGCAAAAGCTATGTGATTGGAAATCGCGGTATTACGGCGGCGGCAAAAGGGACTGGGCTTGCTGGGGCTGTTGTGTGTACCGCTGGGCTTGCACAAGATAACCGATTTTCAACAAGCGATGCCAATAATGTTGTTTATCCAGCAGAAGGGGAAATCTGATGAAAGTTAAATTACTGACATCAATATATTGCCCCTATGGAAACTTTGGGAAAGGCGCAGAGGCAGAGCTTCCAAATAAAATCGCAAAGGGTCTTATTGCCGGAAACCATGCCGTTGAAATTTCCGATAAACAAGTTGAAACCAATGAAAATAAACAAAAAGAAGCAAAACAACCGGCTAAAAAGGCAACAAGGCAACCGGCAAAAAAGGTGACGGTAAAGAAATGAGGTAGTTGTGATAGATTACAAGGTCATAACACCCATATCAACTGAACCGGTAACATTAGCTGAAGCAAAAACGCATTTGCGGCTGACTTCCGGAACATTTGCGGGTGATACAACCACATACCAAAGCATTGTGCCTGGAGATCATGACGTGGCCGTCCTTACGGGGACGGCCCTTGATGTATTGGGTTATACGACGCTCGTTAATCTTGATTCTGGTACATGTACCGGAAGCGTAGCCGCAATAATCGAAGAAAGCGATACCGGAGAATCCATCGACTGGCAAACATTTGCATCATTTACGACTGTTACTTCGGCAAATGATAATTCAGTGCAAGAAATTGATTACACAGGCGGAAAACAATATATCCGGGTTGTAGCAACAATAACGGATGCGGGGTGCTCATTTGGCGCAAGTGTGATTGTCAAAACTGGCGATGTAACAGAAGACGATTTAATATCTGCGTTGATTACATCGGCGCGTGAATATTGCGAAGGATTTACGGGCCGTGCGCTTGCGACACAAACCCTTGAGGCCTATCCAAAACGGTTTCCATGCAAAAATGAAATCGAAATACCACATCCGCCACTGCAAAGCGTTACTTCCGTTAAATACACGGATAGCGATGGCGACGAAACAACTATGACGGTAGACACGGATTATATCGTAGATACGGATAGCACGGTTGGTAAAATTGTTCTACCATATGCCAAAGTATGGCCTACGGCAACACTTTATACGGTGAACCCTATTAAGATACGATATGTGGCCGGATATACAACGATCCCAATAAGCATTAAACAATCAATGCTTTTGTTAATTGGACATTGGTATGCAAACCGTGAGGCTGTATTGGTGGGTCAAGGAACTATGTCAAAAGAGATTGAGTTTGCAGTTAAGTCGTTGCTGTCAATTGATAGGATGAGGTGGTTTTAATGATTAGAGCGGGAGAACTTGATCAGCGAGTTACATTCAGAAGAAAAACGATTGCCTATGATTCGTATGGCGAACAAATCCCAACATGGGCAGATGCTTTTACGGTTCCGGCGGGAGTGAACACTACAGGCGGCAAGGAATTTTACGCCGCGCAGAAAAAGAACGCCGAAACCGAATGCCTTTTTAAAATCCGCTATATGAAAAAAGTCAACGTGTTAATGCGTGTCAAATGGTGCGGGCGAGAGTTTGAAATACTGCCGCCTATCAATGACGTGAACGCAAAGCATACAACGCTTTTAATAAGCGGTAAAGAGGTGGTTTGATGAATGGAAATTGATGAAGCCTTATATGCTTATCTTATATCGCAATCTGGACTGACGGCGTTGATTGACAGGCGACTATATCCAGACGAGAGACCGCAGAGTAGTAATCTTCCTGCGGTTTCTTATATTTATATCAGCGATGTAAAGGATCATACGTTGACGGCGCAACAAAAGCTCGAAAGCCCAATGATTCAATTTACGTCTTATGCATCATCAAGGGCCGGGGCTAGGGCAGTATCAAATCAAGTCAAAGCCGCTTTAGCTGATTACAATGGAACATTAAGTGGTCTTGAGGTTCAATATATGAAGCTTGTAAATGAATTGCCGTCAACAGAACGAAACGCGGATGGGACGGTTTTGGTGCGAACTGTAGATCAAGAATACGAAATCAATTTTGTAAAGGAGTAGAAATATGGGCAATGCGGTACATACTTTTGGAACTACGTTTACCTGGAACAGCCAAACGATTGCAGAGCTATCAGTAATTAATGGCATTGAGCTCACTGCATCAACTGTAGATGTAACTACACATCAATCAAGCGATACATATACGGAATTTTTGACCGGACTATTGACGGCTGGTGATGTATCACTGGAAGGGAACTTCGATTATACCGACACCACAGGACAGCAGGCTATGATAACGGACTTTAACTCTCGTACAAGTCGAACGGCAGTTATTACTTTTCCCGCTTCTACTGGGACTACATGGACTTTTACTGGTAATATTACAGCAATTAAAATCGGTGATGCTCCTGTTGATGGCGCTATACCGTTTACGGCAACAGTTAAACCGACAGGAAAGCCGGTCTTTGCAGTCGCAACTTCTGATGGACTAACAACGCCGTTCTTTGCAATTAGTGAATCGGCCGTGATAGCTCCAGATCCGGCAAACGACACATATACTTATGTTGCAACCGTGCTTACGGCTATTACTAGCGTAACTGTAACGCCTACCGCTACTGCTGGGACGATTACTGTAAACGGTAATACTGTGGCAACTGGCGAAGCATCTAGCGCAATTACTTTAGGTGCGGCAGGCAGCGTGACAGAAATTACGATTATAGTTACCGAAACTAACAAGGCACCCGTTACATACACTATATATCTCACAAGAGCAGCTTCTTAGACAATATGAGGGTCGTTTCGTTTGGGGCGGCCCTTATATCTAATTAATAAAAAAATTAAAATAGATGGCTTATAAGTGCCTTAAAACAAACGGAGGAAATTATGCCTATACCTTTTAAAATTATTGAACTAGACAAACCGCGAAAATTACGTTTTACGACTGGAGCAATGGTTGAATTTGAAGATTTAACAAAAACAAAATTAACTGAACTTGATACAAGTGTTAGCATTACAATTCTTATAAAATTGCTATGGGTAATGCTAAAGCAAGAAGAACCTGGTTTAACACAAGAACAAGTACAAAACCTTATTGATGAATATTCAGACGATGTTAAGTCGATAATTGAAGAAGCAATCGAAGCTGTTCAAATGGCATTTGGCGAAAACAAAAACCCCAAGAGGCCGACGGCAAAGAAAAAAAGCTAACGCTTAAAGAAATTTTAGAAAAAGCGTTTGATATTGCTGTCGGAGAACTAAATTTAAAACCTGATGAATTTTGGAAACTTACTTATGCAGAATTTGATGCGATGTGTAGGGCTAAAAAGCGGATCAACAAGCATCGTGCAAATGAGTTAATGTCATTGGCTTGGCATATTGCTTTGTTTGAGCGGCAAAAGGAACTTCCTGCATTAAAAACTATTTTGCAAGACGAACACAAAGAGAAACGCAAACAAACGGTTGAAGAAATGATATCGGTTGCTAGACTGCTCAATGCCGCCCATGGAGGAATTGAGGTAAAAAAATAATGGCAAAAAATAATTTTGAGATAGTTGGACTTGATGAAATCATAAATGACTTAAATTCGTTTGGTTTAGCCGGACAAAAAGAAGTCAAGCCATATGTAGACAAAGCTGGAGATATCCTTCTTAATAAAACGCGTGAAAAAGTGCCTGTTAATACTGGTGCATTAAAATCCAGTTTATTTCTAAAAAGATCAATGTCAAAAAAAGGATTTATCCGAAACATATTAACTTGGGGTAATGATGTTAGGGCATATGCTGCACCGCTTGAACTTGGCCATGAGCTTGTTTATATGGGACATCCAACGAACAAGTTTGTGAAAGCAAAACCATTTCTCCGCCCTGCCGCAGACGAAAGCAAGGAAAAAGTTTATCAAACAATTACCAATGGAATCAATAAAGCACTTGATACTTTGAGGAAATAGAATGAGTAATGTAATAAGAAGCTTTATCGTCAGAACTGGTGTTGATATGTCTGGTATGACGGTAGGACTTAAAAAATTGTCAACAGATTTAAAAAGAGCCGGCCGGGATATTACGAAAACGGGGCAATCCCTGACTAAAAATATATCTGTTCCATTATTAGCTGTAGGAGCAGCGTCTATTAAATTTGCATCTGAGTTTCAGGATGGAATGGCAAAGGTCAATACAATTGCAGATACGGCAGTTAAAAGCATAAGCGAACTTAGCGACGAAGTCATGGCTGTTTCAGATAATACGGGAGATGCCGCAGACGAATTAAGCGAATCATTATATCAAGCCATATCTGCTGGTGCTGATACTGCAAATGCTATGGACTTGGTTGAAATTGCGTCTAAAGCAGCAATTGGCGGATTTACAAATACAACGACGGCAGTAGATGGGCTAACATCTGTACTTAATGCGTACAACATGGAAACAGAAGAAGCTGATAAATTGGCTAATCTTTATCTTGTTACGCAGAACAAAGGTAAAACAACCTTTGGAGAATTAGCGTCTTCTATCGGTAAGGTAGCGCCAACTGCATCGTCTGCCGGTGTGTCAATTAATGATTTACTAGCATCAATAGCTACACTTACCGCATCTGGCATTAGCACGTCAGAAGCCATAACCGGAATAAAAGCCGCCTTATCAAATATTATTAAACCATCTAAAGATGCCGCTACTGTTGCCGAACAGCTTGGTATAGATTTTTCTGCAACCGCATTACAATCTAAAGGTTTGGCGGGGTTCTTGGCTGATGTCCAGGAAAAGACTGGTGGCAACATAGAAACAATGTCAATGTTGTTTGGAAGCGTTGAAGGGTTAAACGCCATGCTGAATCTGACAAGCGATTCTGGCATGGCAACAATGAACGATACATTGCAAGAAATGCAAACCAACACTACGGCCCTTGATAATGCATATGAAACCATGGCCGGCACGATGAGCAATCAATTTAAAATAGCGTTAAATTCTATTAAGAATGTTGGAATAGAATTAGGCCAAAAATTAATGCCAATTGTAAGCAACGGAATTATACCAGCAATCAAAAGTTTTGGTGAATGGATCGGAAAGCTAATTGACGATTTCAATAATCTATCTCCTTTTATGCAAGATATGGTAACTTTGTCTTTGGCTATAACAGTAGCAATTGGGCCATTAACAACTGTTGTAGGAAAATTGCTTATAACTATTGGGTCTCTCACAAAATCATTTAATCTTGCAAGCGCAGCATTAGCAGGCGGAAAAGGGTTAATGACTGCGATAACGACATTCCTTGGCCCTGCTGGTACGGTCGTGATTGCAATAGCGGCAATAGCGGCAGTAGTTGGTACTTTGGTTATTGCTTTTAATAATGCTAATTCAGAAACAAAAGCATTAAAAAAAGAAGTACAAAATTTTAACGATGAAGTAAATAAATCAAAAGAAACATTTGATGATTTTATTGAAAAAAATAAAGAAAGCGCTGGAACTGCTCGTGCTCTTGCAGATGAGCTATATAATTTATCAAATGAAGAAAACAAATCAACAGTTGAAAAAATAAGAATGCGAGATATTGTTAAGCAACTTAACGATATGTATGATGGTCTTAATCTTACTTTAGATGAAAACACTGGGCAACTTAACCTTAATGAAGATGCTGTATATGGTGTAATAAGTGCCAATAAAGATATGCTTATGTTGGATGCATATTCAAAAAGGCGAACAGAATTATATGAGGAACAAGTTAAGGTTGTAGAAAACCTAGAAAACATAACGAAGAAAATGTCTAGCGAGCAATTAGCCGCTGCGGAAAATTTTAAAAACGGAGAATTTTATCAAAAATCTTATAATGAAGCCATGAAAGATGGCATTATAACAACAGATGAATTTAATGTTATTAACAAGGCAATGACAGGATTTTTTGTTGATGACACAGTTCAAGCATTTGTTTTGGCATCTATGGCAGCGGATCAAAATGCAGAAGCTGTTATCAATGCAACAGAAGCATATGATGCTCAGGCAGAAAAAGTTATTACAACCTCTGATGTTATAAAAGATGCAACAGGAGAAACAAGTATAGCCTGGAGTGATTTATCAGACACGCAAAAAGCCGCCTTAGAAGAAATGGGAACGACGCAAGAAGAATATACGGCAATGTCCGAAGAAGATTTACAAGGATATATAGATACAACTCGTGAGCAGCAAGAAGAAATGAAGGACTTGCTCGACGAACGTATTGCAGTTACTCAAAATGCTTTTGAGAAAATAGAATCAACTATAGATGTATCGCTGGATAAAATGATAGAGAATCTTGAAAGCAATCAAAAACTGGTAAGTGATTGGACTGACAATCTTGCTATATTGACTGATAAAGGTTTAAATGAAGGGTTTATCCAAGTATTAGAAGATACAGGCGTTGATGCCGCTGCCACAGTCGCTGGCCTTGTTGATGCAAGCGACGAAGAAATACAGCGGTTAAACGATGTATTCATGAATGGATCAACTGTAGCCATAGACTCAATGCGTAAAGAACTTGGACTGCCTACAACTGTTAATGTCGGTTCTGAAACTATCTCAGATATAGCCGATAAAGTAGAGGATAATACAGACCTTACAAATGCTGCAAAGAGTCAAGTTAAAGATGTAAAAAAAACAATGGTAATGCAAGTCAATAACTCTAATTTTTCAACCGTTGGTTCATCAATGGTTCAAGGCATGATAAATGGAATGAATAGTCTTGGCGGCCGTCTTCGGTCCACTGCTCGTTCTCTTGCGAAAAGCGCATATCGTTCTATGAAAGAAGAACTTGACGAGCATTCACCATCAAAGAAAACAATGGAAATAGGAAGATTTTTTGTTGGTGGCTTAATAAATGGCATAGATGAAATGTCGCAAAACGCTGTCATAACGGTAAAAGCACTTTCTTCAAACATAGTAAACGCTTTGGCATTTGATACTATTCAAACTCCATCTATGTCAGACTTTGATACTATTAATTCCCCTCAAATGTCTGGTTTGTCTCCTATGTCAACAGTTATGCAAAACACAACCAATACATCAAGCAGAGAAAATAATGTAACCGTAAAATTTACTGGTCCCGTAATGCTTGGGAATGAAATGGATGTAGAAAAAGTTTCTACAATGCTTGCATATTATTTGCAAGATAGATCAGCTGCGCAGGGGGCTTAAAATGTGGTTTGAATTTAATGGAATCAGAAGCGACGATTATGATATTGTGGCAGAATATTTTCCGCTTGTTTCTGTTCCTATTCGCAATGTAACATCTATTGAAATACCTGGAAAGGATGGTAGCCTTACACAATCTGATGATACATATGCCGATATGAACTATCCTATACAGGTTAGGGCTACAGATGATTGCCCGTTTGAGCTTATTCAGTCATGGCTTAATGGTAGTGGGGATCTTATTGTATCAGACGATCCAAGCAAAAAATACAAAGCACGGTTTGACTCGCGATCTTTAAACGAGGATTTTTTCTCGTGTTTTAGAGTGACGTTTAATTTTATCGTGCAGCCATTTATGTATGAAGCCGAACCAGAAACAATTGAGCTAACCGCATCTGGAACGGTATACAACATAGGTACACGGAAGTCTTATCCTATCATTACTGTATATGGTGCCGGCGATCTTACGATTGGTAGTTACTCGCTAACAATTGCAGCCACAGGCGGAGAATCATATGTAATCATCAACAGCGAAATACAAGAGTGCTACTATGACACATCAACAAGTCGCAACAATAAAGTAACAGGTGATTTTCCAGAAATTGATCCCGGGGAATGCGCGGTAACAATCGGTGCCGGAATAACACAAGTTGACATACAAGGAAACTGGAGGTGGTTTTAATGATTTACATATACGATTCTGATGAAACAACTTTTACTCATATGGGGCTTGGAGCATTATCTCCAAGCTCTTGTATTATAACCGAAGAAATCAATAAAGAGTTTAGTCTTAGAATGGTACATCCAATTGACAATGATGGGAAATGGGAGCGTATAGAACAACAGCAAATAATAAAAGCACCAACACACCGAGGAAACCAGCTTTTTAGAATATATAACGTTTTCAAAGAGCCTATCATGCAAAAGACGTTGATTGTTCTGGCACGGCATATTTTCTATGATCTTCGCGAAAATTTTCTCGAAGATGTGCGGCCGACAGTAAAAGACGGGCAAGATGCTGGAGACGCTATCATTGACGGATGCCAAACTTCTACCGATTTTACTTTTTCCTCTAATATATCTGCTGTGTCTACTTCATGGTATATCCGCCAAAATCCAGTCAAGGCATTTATAGGAACAGATGAAAATTCTTTTATTAATCGCTGGGGCGGTGAGATAGCAAGAAACAACTACAACATAACAATAAACTCAAGCATAGGCGAAGATAACGGAGTAAAAATTGCATACCGTAAAAACTTAACCGGACTAGAAATTACGGTTGATGATTCTGCGGTGGTTACACGGGTAATGCCTACAGCTCTTGATGAAAACGGAGAATTGTTTACCACTGTGACTAAATACTATGACAGCGCATATATAAGCAATTATCCACATCCAAGATATGGTGTGCTTAATACTGGTATACGAGTTGGCGCAGAAGTAAACGGGAGCATACCTTATCCAGACGATGCGACGGCATTAGCGGCCATGGCCACAATGGCAGCGGATTATTTTACAGACGGAGCGGATCAACCGCAGACTACGCTTAATGTTAATTATATTCAGCTGGAAAACATTGACGAATATTCGGAATATGCCAGTTTGTTTTCCGTAAATATTGGCGATTATGTAACTGTGTATTATCCTCCCATAGACATTAATCTCAAATTGCGCGTTGTTATCATAAAATGGGATGCGATCTTAGATCAACCATATAGTGCAGTAATAGGCGATTTTGAACCTAATATAGCCGATACGGTTGTTGCAAATGATATTGATATATCTGCTCTTAAAACGAACTCTGAAAAAGCCTTATTGGAAAGCGAAACATATTATGGCGTATATATAAATCATGAAGATGGCTTTGTTACGCAAGCAACGATAGGCGGAGAAACAGTTACATCAAAATTTAATGCATCACAATTAGCATGGTACGATGCAAGCAATAATTTTATTGGTGGAATTGCATTAGTCAATAGCTTGCTTACGCTGGTTGCAAATACATTAACAAATGATATTGATGGCAATTGCTATGCAACAATTGGAAATGTAACATTGGCAGGAAACGAATACCAAGGCTTATTTATATATCGCGAAGATTATTCAACAAGCAATCCAATAATAAAATTAGTAGCATATTCAGATGGAACAATAGCAATTAGCTCGGATGAAAATGGTTATATCACAATAGGTACTGATGGCTTATTGAATTATAGGGATGCAAATGGAAAAGAACGTTTAGCAATATCATCAAACGGTGATTTTACAATTCGTGATGGAAACGAATACGAACGTTTTACAATATCAAATACGGGAAGCATGTTAATAAAAGATACAGAAAGAACGCGAATGAATTTAACCTCTGGCGATGCATACATACGCGCTCCTGGATCAACAAATCATGCAATTGGAGCAGATTTATCTGGCCCGTATTACGTAAAAAACAATTCAAAAACTTACTTTTAGGAGATAAATTATGGTAAATAAATCCGCACAGGTAGATGTATGGAAAGCTTATAAAACGCCTGTTGAAATTGTGCAATATGAAGGTGATGGGCGTGTCATTAATTTTGTCTTAACCTCAAACGGACAAGCCGTAAATTTAACAGCTTCTACGGTTGTATTTTACGCTGAAAAGCCATCTGGTGCAATTGTATATAACAATTGTTCAATAACAGATGCAGCCGCTGGTAAAGCGTCATATACCATAACGACACAAACATGCCTAGAATCCGGAACGCTTAATTGTTTTATTGAAATTACAACGGCGGACCCAACTGTACTACGCACACAAACCTTTGAAATTACAGTAACAGAAAGTGACGATGTTTCTGGCGCAGTTGAAAGCACTTCTGAGTTTACGGAGCTTACATACGCTTTAGCGCTTACAACTGGTTTTGATGCCCGGATTACTCAGAACGAATCGGATATATCTGATAACGCGGCAAACATAGCAACAAATACATCCGATATTGCTGATAAGGTCGATGGGGCAGGAACAGTTACAGATGGGCATATAGCCCAGTTTGACGGTACCGATGGGAAAACAATTAAAGGCGGAAAAGCAATTGTTACATCAATGAGCAGCCCAGGAAGTGATGATAATGTCCCAACTGAAAAAGCAATAGTTGATTATGCAGCTATTGTTTGCGAGGTAACGGGGCCAGGGTCTTCTACTGATACTTCAATAACAATATTTGATGGAACATCTGGAAATGCATTAAAAGAAGCAACGGATGCAGCTAGTAATCCTATTTTAGAAAACACATTAAGAACGGTTATATCAGCAAGCTTTTTATTATCTTATAGAAACATAGGAGGTGCCTTATAATGGCAGCAAACACACAGCCGATTTTTCCAATTTCTCAAAATATTGGTGGTGGAAAAGTTATTACGGCAGATACTAGTTATGAAACACCTACTACTAATGGCGTAACAGTTTTTACGGCTGGTACAGAAGGATCAAGAATTGATGAAATAAAAGTTAGGGCGCTGGGAGATAACATAGCCACAGTCTTGCGATTGTTTATCTATACTGGGTCTGCATATCATCTTGTGCATGAAACTACGCTTGCTTCATCTTCTGCGGCAGCTGATGCTGTGACAGGTACAGACTATGATATCCTCCGTGATACCGGGTATGAAGCAATGCCGCCTATTCCATATCTTGAAGGTGGCTGGACTATTATAGCTACCGTTGGAACCACTGTAGCTTCTGGATGGATGGTAACTGTTTTTGGGGGAGATTATTAATGCGATCTTTCCATTATGGTTTCTATAGGCCAATTATAACGAAAAACAAAAAAAAACCAATCCAGCGATCTTTTAAAGATGTGTTTGCTAGACCAATATTATTATCCGTTAAAAAATATGCTTTATATTTTGATGGATCAAATGATTATATATCGTTTTCTAATAAAATTATTCCAGCAGGATATAAGAATATATATTTTGAAATATCAAAAGCAAGCATACCCGGTGTGCAAAATTATATTTTTACAACCGAATGGGATACTCCGACAAATATAGGTGACGGAGTTCGTATTGATACTAGCGGCAAGATATTGTGGATTAATCGAAAAGGTGTTGTCGGCGATCTACGATTTTCGGTTCAAGGAAATACAAATATTTGCGATGGAGAAAAGCACAAAATAAGATTATTTTGGGACGGAACAACAGACGCGGATACAGTACAAATATTTGTGGACGATATGCTTGATGCAACTGCTACGGCGGATTCCGTAGAAACGCTACAAGGTACACATAATATGCTAATTGGACAATCTGGGACTCCAGACGATTATCTCACTGCTACAATATACAAAATATTAATGTCTGACAAATCTGGCTATGTAGCAAAATATTTTTTTCACGAGGGAACAGGTTCTATTATTTACGATATAAGCGGAAACGGATATGACGGAACAATTACAGGAGCTACGTGGATAGAAGCATAGAGAGGATGTAGTTATGGAGTGGATAGCATGGGCAATAGCATTATTAGCGACAATAAGTAATATTATACATGCCTGGACTGGAAGAGCAAGCAAAAAAAGAGAAGAGACTACAAGGGTTGCCGTAAAAGACGCTGTTACAGAAGCAACATTGTTACAAAAAATTGAATATATATCAGATAGAATTGAAGAAATTCAATATGATATGAGTATTTATAACACAGAAATAAAAAAGACAACAAAAGAAATTGCAGAAATACGAGAACAACTTAAATATCACGATAGAAGATTGGCTAAATTGGAATCAGTAAATTCCTAGCCGGGGGATAATCCGGCAAATTTAATGGAGGTATATTATGGAACAAAATCGTTTTAAAAGTTGGGCTCTATGGGTTAGCGTTGCCGCTTTGGTTGCGTTTGTATTGAAAGCATGGTTTGGATATGAAATACCAGGATGGGATGAGTTTGTTAATCTTTTGCTTGTTGTGTTGGCTGGTTTTGGTATTATCAATAATCCTACCAACAAAACAGGATTATAGGGTTAGGTGAATTAAATGCAAGGTATTGATGTATCTAAACATCAGGGAGCGATAGACTGGACAAAAGTAAAAAAAGATGAGCAGGGTATTAAATTTGCAATGATCCGTGTTGGATACGGACATTCATATAATAACCCTTGTGTTGTTGATCCATGGTTTAAGGCAAATATAGAGGGAGCATTAGCCGTCGGCATAGATGTGGGAGTATATATTTATAACTATGCGAAGTCTCCAGAGGCAGCTATTACAGAAGCGCAATTTGTACTTGAGCAAATTGCTCCCTACGCTGGAAAGATCATGTACCCTATTTCTTGCGACATTGAGGACAAAAGTTTAAAACGTTTCAATAAACCAGAATTGACGGCTATAGTAGATGCTTTTTGCACGACTATTGAACAAGCTGGATATTATGCCGCAATATACGCAGGAAATGATTGGTTGGCAAGAATGGATATGAACGTTCTCGCAAAATATGATCTTTGGCTTGCTGATTGGCGTAAAAATCCATCAAAAAAATATTCTTATGGCATATTGCAATATACAAACAAAGGCAGTGCAGACGGTGTTTACAGCGCTCGGCTTGATATGGATATTGCTTACAAAGACTATCCAGCAATTATCAAAAATGCAGGGCTAAATGTATATGGAGAAAAGGATCCATTAGAAGTAAAAAACGGAAAGCTAAAAGCAGAAATACGAGAGCTAAAAGAATCGCTAGAGTATGAACAACGAGAAAACGAACGACTTGGTGGTATAATCCAAAAAGTAAGGGATGTAGTAGCGTAAAAACAAATTTTATGAGGCCGAATTACTCGGCCTTTTTTTTAATTTTAATAACAATTAAATCATATAAACACCAAAAAATAATAACAATATATATAAACGGCAATGACAACATAAGCAATGTTCCTAAAAAAGCATTAAAAAATTTTTTAGTATACTTCATTTTTTTTACCCAAATTTCTTTTGATTTATATATATGTTGATTCAAATTATTTATACCATAAAAAAACAACAACATCAAATCTATGAAGTTTTATTTTTTTATTTTACAATAATAACTATATAATCTCCAAAATTATAAATAATATTTTTATCACTAATTAATCCTACATATATTTCCTCATTGATCTTAAATATATATGCATCACCTTGTTTTTGTATAATTTCTTCCGGTATCCCGCTTATATAATTTTTATATTGAATTACATGTCTAAACTGATAATCATAACTATCATATTGTACTGTGTTTAAAAATTCCTGCGGCGGTATTTTTTCGGTAAATAAAGATATAATATATGGTTCTCTATCTTCCTCTGTCATATATATATTTCCTGTTGCATTATCTGTGGCATAAGCTATGGCATTATCAAAACCACCGTAATAATGTCCGGACATTTCGTTATTAAAATCCGTAAAATAATAATTTAAAAACGGTATAGTGGCAAAGCATGTTATAATTATAAATATCGGCAGCGCGGCTTTTAATCTTTCCGCGATCCACATAATCCCGAAAACTACGAATATAATCATCGGGGAAAATGCTATATTCATCCTGACTATATTTGTTCCAACAATAAGATTTTCAATCACGATGCAGAGAAACCAAGTGAGAAGAAGTAACGCGCCGCGATCCTTCCGCGCTTTGTTTATAGCTGCGCTAATACCTATTAACATAAAAGGCATCATAAATATATAGAGCGCCCCGAATTGGTTGGGTGCATTGTAATTATCAAACTGGCCCTTAAATTTAAACAACATATCGCCCATAAGTCGTATATTGCCTGCAAGCGCTTGAAAGAATGTCTCGCTATCGTATTTACAGAATAAGCTCACGGCAAAATCTGACCGCAGCATGGAATGACGCGGTATGGCAAAGCCAAGAAATTTTATAGGGTCAAGGCCTAATTTATTGACAATAAAGAATACTCCCATCGGTGCGGACACAAGAAGAAAAACGCCAACGCCTATCCAGTACCATTTCGGAGAAACCAACTTTTTCATTAAAATATATATACATATCGCCGGAACAAATATGATAAGAAAAAATAGGTGGGCAGAATAGGCATACATAAGCAGGGCAGTAAAAACCATTCCAGGGATAAACCATATATCATTATCTTTAATCCGTGCAAAACAATACATAGCAAACACAATTACAGGTGCCGCAAAATTTGATTCTAGCCCCCAGCGAGACAGTATGATATGCCACGGACAGACTGCTAGAATAAATAGAGACAATAAGGCAACAGTAGGCCCGTATAATTGCTTGCAGAGCAAATAAAATACTATTAGAGTCAATATACCAAAGATAAGCATAGGCAACCTTACGGCCAATATGTTGAGTCCCAGGACGGCAATAAACGGACGGACCATATAGTTGTAAAGGACGTTTTGTCCCGATCCCCACGCAACGGAATATATAGAGTTATGGTCCCCATTTCGATCCATTCCATAATTCATATCGGCCCAAGCATCGTATCCAAGGCTTGCTTCATCCTGATTTAATCCATATGGGGTATTGCCAAAGTCATAAACCCGGACAAAAATCCCCACCAGCATGATCACTATTACCAATATTAGATGAATATGTTTTTTCACTTTATATCATCCTTTCGCTTTCCATATAGCCGCTCCATACCTTTCCTGGTAACCAACCATATTCCGCGATCCTTGGGTGGTGACTTTCTGGCCTCTATGCCTGGCTTGAAACGCTTTTCCCAACATGCCCGGCGTACTGTACTTTCTTCTAGCCCCCATAATATGGCGGCTTCTGCTGCGGTATATATGTTATTTAGATTAGGCATTGATTTTCTCCATTCTCATTGTACTCTTATGACAACAGAAATCTCCACACGCTCAAGTTCAAGTTTAAGCTTGTTCTTTACTTCGGCCCGAAAGTCAGCAAAAAGCGCACGAGACCATAATTTAGATTTTTTAAAACCGTCGGCAACATTTTGTATTTTGTTTTTCTGTTCGTCAGTAAAATTATCATCCATAAAGTACACACAGTCACCCATCATAGTAAGTGCTATAATTTTTTTCATTATTATTTCCTCCTTGCTTTTTCTAATTGTAAAATATCACTTATAGGCGATATTGTCAAGTGATTTTTGAAAAATATTTTTAAAATCCTACTAATAACGTACTAATAACAAATGCCCGTAAACAGCCTATTTATAAGGGCCAATACTCCCCTGCTAAGGGAGTAGGTCGCATTGAGCGGCGCGAGGGTTCAAATCCCTCCTTCTCCGCCAAAAACAAGGAAAAGCCTTTATTTGCAAGGCTTTTTTCTTTTTCTTTTAATATATTTTCTTCGTTTAAAGGATGTCAGAATAAATCAAAATATATGTCTACTAATAACGCTACTAATAACAAATATCAATTTGCTTTCATTTTATTCACGGCTTCAATGGATTTATCAACATCGATGTGAATATACCGTCTTGTTGTGGTAATTTTCTTCTGCCGCATAATTTTCATCATAATACTTTCTGAAACACCAAGCAATGCAAGAGCCGTAGCCGTACTATGCCGACAACTATATGGTGTAAGTTCAGGCCGGCAGTCATATCGATTTGTCATTTCATAAAATGCGACATAAAAATCATCTCGCTTAAGCCAGCAAATACGATTTTCTTTTGAGTGATTGCATATATCACGAAGCACCGGAACTATAAAATCAGCAATGATAATCGGTGTCTTTTTTCGATATGCAGTTTTTAATCCTGCCCCTGTGATAATTTGTTTATCCCAATTAATCATAGCTTTCTCTGCAATCATAAGCTCTCCCGGCATCATGCCGGAATAAATCATAAGCAAAGCAAGAGCAGCAACCATATCACCATTTCCATAGCCGCCCCACAATTTATCCGTTTCATTTTGATTAAATGGCACGGTTTCCTTTGGTTCGTTTTCTGGCATGGTTAGCATCCTGGCATAATTAATGGTTGCCAATGGTGGGTTTTGCATCATGGCCCATTTATAGCAATGTGATAAAACTGCCTGCATATCTTTTGCCGGATCAAAGGTTGCAGCTTTCGTATCAATTACGTCTTGCATTTCTTTGATAGAAAGTGTTCTTATATCGTGATTATGAATCTGTGCAAGCTTATTCCATGCTGTCATTAATGCTGATTTTGTATTTTTGCCTAACTTTTTATACATACTTGTTGTTTGGTAACCATCCCACATTGCTTTCAATTTTATGTTTTTCAAATTTATAGGCTTTATAGATTGACCTTGCGTCCCCTTTAACGTCGGAATATATTCAAGCGCCTCCGTCTTTGTTCTGAATCCGCCCTTGGTGCGATAAATAGGCTTGGCATATTTTTTTCCGTTTTTACTTATAGTGTTCTCCCATGCAATAACAATTCTTGCTGTCCATGTTCTACCGCGTTTATATGCAGTTCCAGTTCCATTTCCTCTTTGACGCTTGTGCTTGCTCATTATATTTTTTAATTCCTATAATAATTTGTTTAGAATTAGTTATCTTTATTGATCCCGGGAAATATCGTCATTTAAAGTTTACATATTGACTATATGGTTATACACTTATTACACAATGCATCTCGCAGAAAGGGGTCTTTATTTTATGCCAACATTAAAATGGACAGACATTCATTGCCTATTTTGTTGTTTTCCTTTAAGCGAAAAACTAGCGTTCATTTCTTTTTTGGATTCGTTGAAAGATAACGAAGATAGTTCAATGCCTCTAATTTTTGAGACTCCGAAAGAGATTCAAAGCGGATCATAGCTTCTTTCTCAATCCCGTCTTTTATATTAGAGACGGGTTCTTTTTCATTATCCCATCCCATAAGATACTGGACTGTTGTATTTAACGCACGAGCAATTGGAACAAGTGAATCAATTGGCATTTTTTCTATAAATCCGCTTTCATATCTAAATATTGTTGAACGAGATAAGCCTATTTCATCTGCAAGTTTACCGGCAGGTATATTAAGCTCTTTTCTTCTGTTGCGAATCCTCTCACCTGTAGTCATTTATATCCCCTCCGTTATGTCAAATAAAATTTACATATTTCGACAGCCAAAATTTATCCAGCGTTAATATATCACATAAGTTGCAAAGATGCAACAAAAAAATATTGCACATTTGCTACTTTAGTATTGACATAAGGAATCTACAGTAGTATTCTTGAACCAAGGAGTAGCAATTATGCGACATTACTAGGGGGGAGAGGGGAAGTATAATGTATCGCGTTGACATTGATAAACTTAACGGGAAAATTGCCGAACAGAGGACAACGAAAGAAGCCATCGCGAAGGAAATAGGCATTGATAGAACAACTTTTTATAGGCGGATAAAGAGGAACAAGCTTTTGATCGAGGACATTCATAGGCTTTGCGAATGCCTTAATATTTCTCCGCAAGAAGCAATTGATATTTTTTTTAGCAAGACAGTCGCATAAATGCGAATTCTTATTCGGGGTGTGAATCATGACAATACAAGAGATAAAGTCACTTGATAAAGATATACTTACTGCCGCAGATATTGCGCCTATTATTAACTCTGACCCACATTACATTAGGATACAGGCGCATGAAAACCCAGAGGCTTTAGGCTTTCCCGTTATTGTAATCAGGAGTTGGGTGAAGATACCGAGGATACCGTTTTTGCGGTTCATGGGTGAATGGGATTAATTTTAAGTGGGAAACGGCACAGCGCACTATGTATGGTGTGACCCCTGCATTGACAGGCTTTGATAATCCCTGCGGGGATGATTGATCGGGTGCCGGATGGACAGGCAGGTGGGGGCCTGGACAAATATATTGAAGGAGAATTGTAGATGAAAGTTTTTGTAATCATTATTGGATTTCTTGTAAGTATAGTTTTATTTATTTGGCTTTTTACATCAGGACTGACACAGTTTATTAATTGCATAAAGGAAACAAACGTTGAAACATCAGCATGGATATGGCCAATTACGAAGATATTTTTAGCTTTTTGGGTGAGTTATATCCCAGCTCAGGGCGGATTAATTATTGCATCGGAAATGCATAGTAAACAGATTAAGAATAAATAAGATGCTGCACAGGTACGGACTTTGAAAAGTTAATATGGCGGGTAAAATGGTGCGATCGACCACCGGATTGTTAATCCGGCACGAGAGGTTCAAATCCTTTCCCCGCCTGCATTTTTGAAAACTTTATATGGCAGGGTGGCGGAAGTCTGGAAAGACGCAGCTTGGAAGGGTCGCAACCTTCGGTGAGGGTTAATGTCATAATGGCAACCCATGCAGGTTCAAATCCTGCCCCTGTCACAAGCGCCGCCAACAACGAGAGCGCGGCTATGTATCCGTCATTCATCCGCAGGTTTGACGGACCCTGACGAGGGATGAAGCGAAGTATGCCGGGGTATTGCGGATATCCCCGGCCCATGGGGGAGAAACGTTAAGAGGCGTTTTACCAGTTCGATTCTGGTTACTCCCACCAAATCCATTGAGATACACCGTATGTCCTTCCCGAGAGGACAAAAGGTGGCTGGACGATACTAGTTAGTCTGGTTTGAGACGATCTCTCGTTGAAAGACACGAGGGCGGGATGTTCGGGATTCACCCGCAAGCCCCCAGCAGGGTAAGGATTCCCCCGGTTAAGTGTGCTGGCGCTTGCCGGGGCATATGCGATTAACTTCTACGGAGGATTAAATATGGGGGCAGAAGGTTTAACCGGTTCGATTCCGGTACTGCCTACCACAAGTCCCGTTCGATTCGGGATCGCTAACCGAGGGCATGGAGCGAAGGGAGCACGGTTCAACTCCGTGTGAATGTGACCAAGACAATAATCTTGATCTATCTCGTGGGAGACAAATGGTTCGGACGGCCAGTCCGTTAAAGCGATAGAGGAATCTATTGCAGGGGCAATAAGGTGGGCGAGTACCGGCGTCCCGAGGACGCTTGGGCAACGTTGTTGGAAAGCCCACCCGCGCAATCAACCTCTACGGAGGATATATAAAGGAAACATTATGAACCTCAAACAGATACGAGAAAAGAATAAATATAGACAGACTGATATCGTGGATTATCTTAAACAGATAGAGCCATGCATGAGCATACCACTATTGTCAATCATTGAGCATGGAGTAGTACTTACCAACAAAGAGACGCTAAAAGCATTATGCTACTTTCTCAACGTGAGTCCGAGTGACATATACACTAAAGAAGAAATGAACCTTGCAAACTGCATGAGCCGCGAGAACGCTACACATACGAAGAAGGTGGACAGGCATAGGAACACTTGCAGGCCTGGATGTCGTTTGTCAGAAACAGCTTATAAGTCACTTAAAACAGCCGTACATGAATTGGGCTATATGAGCATACAGGATTGGTTCAACAATATGGTTTTAAAAACAATGCTTGAATATGAGAGACAGGAAAGAACAGAAATAGCGGGATAAGGGGATAAGAAAATGAACGAACAAGAAATAAGAGATGCCATTAAACTGAAAGAACAAGAGATTGAAGATTTAGATTACACCCTTCAATACAAGGAGGAAGAAAAACGTAAATTACAAGAGAGCCTTGAGTTTGTATTGTATGGGCTGAAGCCTGGAATGCATATTATTAAATACAATGTAGAATACAAGCTCATTAAGTTTAATGGACTTTTTTGGGTGGCAAGAAAGATTAAAAAAGATGGTGGATTATATGCCACGGAAAACACTATTTATTTAGGTGGAACTTTTACCATAAAGGATCAATCATAAATTTATATTTAGGATATATAGGGGAGGGACAAGCAATGGAAATGTGTCCATATGAAAAAGATGGAATAGACTGTTGCCCTAAACACCAGGACATGCGTTGTTGTATGGATTGTAAAGAGCGTCAAAATTGTAATGACGTTTGCTTGTTTTGTAACTTGGAAGAAGAAGGAACTTCATACTGTTCTTACGATCCAAAGGTGCACTCATGATCCGCATACTACGCTCTGATCGTACCCGGTTTTGGTGCAACTTAATCATAGTTGTTTCTGTAGGTGTCTTGGTATGGCAAATAGTTGGGAGGTAAGAGAAATGGCGAGAAAGCTAGATAAAAGCAAAAAATCAAATATTAAATGTGAACACTGCAAATATTGGAATAGCGCACATAATTGCGAATTATCTGGCGTGTATAAATGGTACTATCAACGATGCAAAAATTTTGCATGGGGCAAGAAATATGACGATCAGGAGGCGTAAACAATGGTAGTACGTACATGCCCTAAATGCGGGGAAGAAAATCACTCATCCGACGATCTGAACGCATGGAAGTGTTGTACATGTGGCGCGGTGATCCCGGTGCCGGAAGTTGAGGAAGTGGCGAAATGAGACCAATAGACGGTGACGCGATAGAAGCTTTTTTACGTGACGAATATCACGGAGCAATAAGCGACAGTGAGCTAAAAGTATATCAAGTCATTAATTTAATCGGAAATGCGCCAACCATTGATATGGTAAAGCACGGAGAATGGATACAAACTGGGAATTTTGATGATGACAATAATGTATATGAATGCTCTATCTGTGATGAACCTTGGCAATTAACTGCTGGAACCCCTACAGAAAATAATATGAATTTTTGCCCGAAGTGTGGTTCCAATATGAGAGAGGAACCGGAAAAATGATACCTCCACAGACATTGTATGAAGATCGGGAATTAACTGTCAGGCGGATAGAACGCTATGAAAAAGAACTCATAATATGCCAGGAACGTAAAGGTGAATGGATTGCGATAGAGAGAGAACTACAGGATCAATTAGAAAAAGAAAAAGAATCACTAAACGATATAGATCGAAGCGCCGTAAAACTATACGGAAAACATACGGCTATGAATGAGGGGTTTGCAGTATGAAAAACAAGGCCAATATGAAACCTATTTTAACGTATGTATCCAGGGAAGAAACAAATGCCGCAAAGCGCAAGTTATTGGAGTCAGTGAAGAGGATTGATAATGGATTTTATTTTGACTTGCATAAATATGAAAAAATAAAAAAAGCAATTAACTAAATGAGCAGCAGGACTACCCTTTACCCCCTACACTGGCCCCGTTCATTACGGGCGGGGCGCTTTTTAGAAAGGATATGAACTATGTCAGATATTAATGAAAGCGCGGCACTTGTTACTACATTACCTAATGATATTGCAGAGTTTGATTATGACAGCATTGTAACCATGTCGGAGAGAGCCGACAAGCTCGTAACGGCGCTGAATAAGATTATGACCGCAGCTATTAAAATAACATCACATCTTGATTGGGTTTTAATTGGTGGAAATCCATATTTGCAGGAGTCGGGCGCAACAAAGGTAGCAAGGCTTTTCGGCATAGGATGGGAAATTATAGATTGCACACAGAGCATCGACGAGGGCTACCCGTCTTTTAACTATCGTATGAAATTCTTTATGGGAAATGTAAGCATAGAATGTGAAGGGTCCAGGAGCGGAAAGGACGAGTTTTTTTCTGGAAGAGGACATACAAAGTCACCTGATTCAATAAATTCAAACGATGTTAAAAAGAGCGCTTATACAAACGCGCTGAATAATGGCATAAAGCGGCTTCTTCCCGGCCTCCGCAATATTGATATTGCCAAGCTTGAAACGGGCGGCATCGATACAAATAAGATAAAGGGCTATACCTTTAACAAAGGATCAAAGGGTGGAAGTAGTGGAAAGGCAGAGGATAGTGGTTCAGTATGCGCTGAATGCGGCGCTTCGATTACACAAAAAGTAGCGTCTTATGCTGAAGGACATTTTGGACGTGCTCTTTGTATGGACTGTCAGAAGAAAGAGAAGTAAGCCATGAACGCCGCACAGATCAACGATAATATAAGACGCGAGGTTGAAAGCAGGATTACTATTTATCCATGCCACAATCTTCGCGCCTCCAATATTGGGCATCCATGTGAACGTTACTTATACTTGCTTATTAAGCATTGGGATGAACAGGAGCCGCACAACTACGGTCTGCAAAATATCTTTGACCTGGGAAACAGCATCGAAGCATACACCATTGAAAAGATAAAGGCGGCTGGATATGAAGTCATTACCCCGGTAACCCGCTCATGGAAGGTTGAGAACCCCTTAATAACAGGCCGTGAAGATGTACGCATCAAAGACCCAGAAAATGGGGAACTATATCCGGTTGAGATAAAGGGGCTCTCTCCCTATGAGTGGGACAAATTGAACGGCGTTAATGACTTCTACAATAGCAAAAAGTATTATGTCCGGGCTTATCCAGCGCAGCTTCTTGTTTATGAATGGCGTTTTGAGAAAGAGAAAGGCTTCTTTGCTCTTACAAATAAGCTGACTGGTGAAATCAAGATCATAGAAGTTCCTTTTGATTGGGACAGGGCCGATGCTCTTTTAAAAAAGGGCGAGAGAGTATACAAAGCTCTGGCAGACACAACTGGAAAGACGATACCGGATGCTTGCGATGATATAAGCGTATGCGAGAAATGCTCTCTTGTTCATGTTTGCACAGCGCAACATACCAGAATTGCAACCGAAATTGACGATGGAGAACTTGAGGAACTTATTGACAAGAAAATGCAGCTTACCCCGGCCTATCGTGAATACAACGAGACGCGCGAACAGATTAAACAATGCGTAGGTGATCGGGAAAAAGTTATTGCCGGAAAGTATCTGGCAAAATCCGTAATTATTAATAAATCTGCATACACCGTCCAGGAGCATCAAGAGCGCAGAATTAATATATCAAGGCTATAAGGAGGGGTGAATAATGCGCATATATACAGATGAAGAAAGAATAAAATTCAATGACCCATTAAAATGCTATGATTGCGGTCTTGAATATGGAACGTTTCCAGACTTTGTGATTCCAGATGTATTATGGGAGCGTATTAACCCAACATATCACGAAGGATCTGGAATATTATGCCCTACATGTATAGCAAAGAGGCTTGATGAGTTGGATTTATGGTATGACTTTACAGAGGCAATGCGCGGACAATATATATCGCAAGATAAATGCCCATTTTGGAGATAGATTATGATTTACAAAGGCTTTCTACGTCTCACTATAACACTAATCATATTTACATATATCCTAGCTGTATTTTTTGTAGCTACGGCAGACGGGGCGGACATTATATCTCAGGTAGTCTATGAAGAAGCCCGGGGAGAATCTTTAATAGGTCAGGTTGCAGTAGCGGAGGTTGTTCGTAACCGCGTAAATGACCCATGGTGGGCCGATACATACGAAGGTGTAATCTATCAAGAAAATCAATTTGCGCTCCCACAGGGTAAATCTGATGCATCTGCGGAGCAAGCAACAATGATAGCCGTGCAAGGCTCGGATATTGTAAAGGGAGCGCAGTACTTTTTTTCAAACAATCCAGAGATTATACCGAATTACTGGGTTGTGAACAGCACCGCACCGGAACCGAAGGAAGGGGAAAGACCCTATCTAGTTCCAAAGTGGGCAAAAGACCTACAATTCGTAGCACGTATAGGAAAGCATGATTTTTACAGCAGACAGAAGGAAGTAACAGACAGGGGAGCATCAAGGGTATTGCAATATGGCGATCGTGGGGCAGATGTGGAGGCTCTGCAAGAGTTTTTAGGCATTGAGGCTGATGGAATATACGGACAAGAGACGTATGAAGCAGTGAAAGCATTCCAGGAAGATTATAGGTTAACCGTTGACGGGATCGTTGGTAATCAGACCATAAAAAAATTAATGGAGGAATGAATTTTGAAAGAAACACAGACATTGTCAAAGGAATCGTGGACAAACGCAGCTGAAGCACTAGAAAGTGTTGCGCCGCATATAGCAAACTTTTTATTGATAACAAACTGTGATGGCCTTGGTAAGAAAGATGCAGAAGAATTTACAGGACATATGCAAATGGCGTCTATGGCAATGCGATATGTAGCTGAAAACGCCACCGACAAATGTAGATTTATTGTTATACCAGACTGACGCAGTGATAACGGCTTTGTGGTGGATGGGATAGCGGGGACGGAAACAATCAAAGCATTTGCGCGGACGAAAACTTAAAACAAGAGGGGGAGTAAATAATGTTGCGGCCAGAAATAAAACTTACTAACGAGCGTCATATTTGTTCTTGTGGAGCACCAAACTTTCGTTATGTCGATGAGTTTCACAAGCGATTATATAATATTTATGAAGTTTCAATACCAAAAGGACAGTTTTATAAATCAGTTCATTATCTTTGCGAAGATTGCTTAGCTACTTTTGCCGAAACAAAGAGCCAAAAACCGTTGACGATAGCGGAGTTGAAAGAGCGGGACGGAGGAGCAGTATGGATTATAGATAACAATAATCCTAGATGGAACGGGTGGTATCTTGTTAATAACGAAGATGATGGTTTTGTAATCGATAAACATGGATGGAAAATTCCTTTTCGCTGTCTTGGCAAGGGTCGGCTTGCATACGGCAACAAACCGATAAGCATTGTTGGGCATGTGAAGGCAGGGGCTATGGAGGAATGATGCTTGAACTCAACACAGTATATAACATGGATTGCATGGAAGGTATGGCACAGATACCGGACGGATATTTTGAATTGGCTATTGTGGACCCGCCATATGGTATTTATAACAAAACCTCAAGGGGTGGGGAGCGAAGTCCTAAAAAATACAAAATAAGAGTTGAACGTTTGGATTTTAAGCCTGATAGAGAATATTGGGCAGAATTATTTAGAGTATCAAATAACCAAATTGTATGCGGTGGGAATTATTATACTGACCAATTACCCGCAAATAATGCTTGGATATTTTGGTACAAGCATCAACCATTAGACAATTATGCAGATGGTGAGTTTATTTGGACAAGCTTTATGGATAAGCAGGGAAAAATCTTTGATTATCCATATTACGGAACAATAAACAGTGATAAATATAGATTTCATAAAACGCAAAAGCCCATAGTCTTATATAAATGGCTATTAAAAAACTATGCAAATCCAGATGATAAGATACTTGATACTCACATGGGAAGTGGATCATCAATCATAGCCTGTCACGATATGGGTTTTGAGTACATGGCATTTGAGATCGACAAAGATTACTACGAGGCGGCTATGAAGCGGATAAACGATCACAAGGCACAAGTGCAGATGGAATTACCTACAGAGACTATTGAACAATGCTCGATACTATGAAAGGAGCCTCACATGACCAATACCCAACAAAGAATACTAGACGCTATACCCTATGGTTCTGATAACGCCGTGAAAGCCTCTATATTAGCAGCTAAGATAGGTTTTGACGATGATCGGATGGTACGCAAGGAAATACATCAAATGCGCTTAGAGGGGAAACTGATAGCGTCCTCTATACAGCATCCTTATGGATACTTTATACCGCTTACGGCATCCGAGAAGGAACATTATTTTAACCAAATACGGAGCCGTAGGGATGAACTAACGCAGGTTTTAATGGCCCAGGAATGCGCCGGGGATGGTGAGCAGATGAAAATGGGGGTTATGGGATGAAGAATACATTAACAGTTGATAAAGCATTAAGAATTTACACAGATAAATTAAATGCAAAAAAGAAGATCAGTATTAGATGGTTTGAGAGACGGATGAATCTTCAAGACTTTAAGGAATTTAACGGATTATATCCATTTATTGCACTCTTAAAAACATCTTATGCAGCAGAAATGGATAAGGATATAAATATTGGTTTTGATGAAATAATGGAACGTTTAGACAAGGAAGTTAATCGTCTCTATTGGGAAAACCATGGAAAGGTATGAATCGAAAGTCGTAATAAATTAAGGAGGTCATATAGATGCCAGACAAACGAGAAGAGATAGAACGACACATACACAATATTGATCGAAGCTTAGATAGGATAGAGATGTGGATTGATCATTATACGCTTGAAAAGGACAAGTTATCACGGAAGAAGCGGAAGTTGCTCGAAGAATTGAGAACACAGAAATAGAGGAACTGGATATGACATCTGTTGGATGGATAAAGCTATTCAGAAAGATCACTGATTGGGAGTGGTACAGAGACGGAAATACGTTTCGTGTGTTTATTCATTTATTAGTCACTGCCAACCATGAGCCTAAAAAATGGCGTGGCGTAATGGTGAATCGTGGACAGGTTGTAACGGGTAGAAAAGCATTAATGAAAAGTTTGTCACTTTCGGACCAGGAAGTAAGGACTGCATTAAAACACTTAAAATCAACCAGCGAAATAACTATCGAATCAACCAACAAATATTCTATTGTAACGCTTGTAAACTATGAAGAATATCAAAAAAAAGAAGATGATAATAACCAGCTAAACAACCAACAACCTAACATTCAATCAACCAGCAATCAACCAGCAAGTAACCAGCAAGTAACCACAAACAAGAATATAAGAACTAAAGAATGTAAGAATGATAAGAAGAAAGATATACAAACCGTGATCGACTTTTATAATTTCCATCGTGGAGAAATGCCGAGGGCAATCAGGACAAACGATCAACGCAGTAAACGTATTTTAAAGCTGATAGACGAGTATGGATTAGACGATGTTTTAAAAACAATTAGAAAGGCCTGTAACATTTCATTCCTGCAAGGACATGGTTCTAATAAGTGGAAAGGTGATTTTGATTTTATTATCAACCCAAATAAGTTTCTTAGGATCATGGAGGGAAGTTATAAAGGTGGAGTTGGGAATGACAGTTTTAACAATTTTCATCAAAGAGAATATGCAGAAGAAGAACTGTGGGAATTGATTGATAACAGATAGGGGGATACAAAAATGGATAAAGTAATTACAAACGGTGATCGGATACGGGCAATGAGTGACGAGGAATTGGCAGCATTACTAGATGAATTTAAGTGCGGAAATTGTATGCGGAGAGGAAATTTTTGTTTTCCAAGTAACATTGAGGACTGGCTTCGCCAACCGGCAGAGTAGATAGGGGGATATACAAATGTCAAAGTTTGATTATTGCAATTTTAATGATGGAAGCTATGATATTGAATTTGTTTCACATGCAAGAAAATATACAAAAGATCAAGCAATAGATTTATGTTTTGCAGAAAACGATTGGCGGTTTGATAAAAGATATTGCGATACTGTTGATCCGTTACGAATTCCGACAGTGAATGATGTGGAATGTAAATCTGTCCGTTATTATCCAGGAGGTTTGGAGAGTTGTTTTGCAGACGATGGTGGGCCAATTTATTCATATTGCAAACAAGGACAACGCGGTTCATTTCCTGTTTGGGTAATTAGTTTTTCTAGATTAGAAGTTTAGGGGGATATACACATGGAAAGATATAAAGAATCGGGCGCAACAAAGAATTATGACGAGTTTATTATCAGCGAATCCGAAAAAGAAGAATTTGAACAATACCGGAACACTGGTTTTACTCCTGCCGAGATTGAGCAGATGAAATGGGTGAGCATAGAGGATAGGTTACCGGAAATCGGAAAATACGACAAGCCAGAATCACACGTATTATGTGGAATTGTCGGAAAACTCGTTTTTGAGGGGTACCTGAATCAGTGGGGAACTTGGTCAAGAGCAAACGGCGCAAACACGAAAGATTTACCGCCTATCACTCATTGGAAACCGCTTTCTACGCCACCGGATAGGGGGGAACTATGAACATAGAAGAAATGCTGAAAGAAATGGATAAAGCAATTGAAGATGATAATACAGAGAAATTTTATAGGTATTCTGGAATAATACTTGAGAGTTTACGAAAACGAATTGGCGATGGTTTACTTTCCGCTATGGTGGAGGCCGGACCGGAACGGGTGGCTATAATAACACGCTGCAAGGATTGTATAAAAAGAAATACACCAGATTGCTTTATGTGGTTTGAATGTAGCCATTGTGGGGCGCAATGGACAGGAGAAGGGCCGGAAGGGTTTTGTGTGGCCGGTGTTCATAGAGATGCTGCCGCGCTGAAAGGGGATAAGTAAGATATGGATAAGCAACTAGATTCTGCCGAAATGGCGTATAAACTGCGATTAGCGAAGGATTATCCGCACGATATTAATTTATTTGACAAAGCCGCTGATATGATCGAATCCCTACAGGCCCAGCTTAAGGAATCCAGGGCAAGGGAACGGGCGGCGGTAATGGATATCGAGATGGTCATGAGGTCTTGTACATGTGGGTGTGCTTGCCGTGTTTGTAGTGGAGGTAATTGTCCAGATAGCCCATTTGCAACAAACTGCGAACCTAAATATCGCGGTCCTGGGGAAGGAGAGACAGACAATGCCTGATATTCTTAGGTCAGAAAAAAGGAAGGCAAGAAAGTCACATGTGTGCAGCTTTTGCGGAAAAACGATCAATCCGGGAGAAATATACGATTATAACGTCCTAATATTTGACGGGGTGTACGACTGGAAGGCACATGAAACGTGCGCCTATATAGCATCGGCGCTATGGAACTATATTGACCCATTTGATGGTATGACAGAGGAAGACTTTCAAGAGGGATGTATTGAGTTTTGCAGGACTTTTATTTGCCCTGATTGTCCAAACATGGATAGTGATTCAGACGATTGTGCAGTAGACAAATATTTTTGTACTGATAAGATTTATGAAGTTTTGCAGTCGTATGATTTTAAAAAGGTAAAGAGCGAAAACGGGTGGATTCACACCTGGAAACTTATCTCAAAACATGAGGCCGGGGAAGGAGAGACAGAATGAGCATTTTCAAGGTAGATATGAAATATAAAATACATGACACATGGGAAAACGACTGGTATGTATGTCCAAACTGTGGATATGACAGTATTGATATAGATTTCAATAATTGTCCCTCTTGTGGAGAGGGTTTGGAGTTTGATTATGGAGAAGGAGAAACAGAATGAAAGATAGCCCAGTATGGCAATTACCAGCACCAAATGAAAATACTGTTTCAGGAAATACTCTTATTCCTGCATCCGCTAAGTATCATTGTTTTGAGAATCATAAATCACTTTGCAAAAGACATGCGCAAGATACGGATTACTATGAATTAGGCATTGAAAGCGGAGAGATTTTACGAAATCCGCAACTCGCATGTAAGCGGTGTCGTGAAAAATGGATTAAAAAATATTTACCAGAACTAGAGGAGGGCAGATCATGAGTGAACCAATGACTAGGGAACAGGCAATACAATATTGGACTGAGTTTAGGCAAGAAGCAATAGATATGATCGCAAACGGTGAGGACAAAGGAGATCAATTAAAGGAGCAAATACCAATGTGCGACATTGTTCTCTCCGCTCTCATCGCCCAGCAGGAACAGGAAAAATGTTGCATCGGGTGTAAGCACGATGGATTGTATCAGGACGAAATAGAATACAGTTTTATTTGCCCGTGTACTTTGTGCTCACGTCGAAACACGGATATGTATGAACCAAAGGAGGCCACTAATGCCTAAAACACCGGAAGAAATAGAAATCAGAAAACTTATAAAAAGAGCAAGGGCAAAATCAATGGAAGCCGACGACGCAATGAATAAAGCAATGAACGCATTGTTGTCATTGATTCCTGACGCAGCCGGGGTTGAAAGTGATGCCGAGGATGCGAGTAATCTTGATGAAGCTGTCATGTGTTATATAGGATATGGAGAGTTTGGGCTTGATAATATAATGCATGAAATCCACTGCTTGATAGAAGGTGATCCCAATGCTGACTGATGCACAGAAAGAAAAGCGAAAAGCAATGGAGTATCTTGATGAATACGATAAATGGGACACATTAGCAACAGAGCAAGACTGGCACTCAGATTTTGTTGATGACATTTTTATTGGAATAAGGTTTTACTTATATGAATGCATAAAAAACAGAAAGAATCCAACGTTTAAGGGACTATTTAATTATTTAGAAGAAGATATGCCGAAGGAGGTATAGGGGAATGAAAACGTTTATTGCTACATTCGAGGTAAAAGTAAAATACGTTGTAACTTCTGATGATGAGGCCAGAGATCATGCATTAGCCCATAAGTTTTTTTTGGATAGTATATGGGCTGGAAGAACAGGGAACGGCCATGCAAAGACTGTTTGCACGAAACTTACGTCTATTGACCCAGAAAATAAGGAGGCCGACCATGTATAGAACAGAGGAGCAGATAAAAGAGATAATTTCAGAAATGCAATGCAGGATACTTACTATGGATAAAAACAAAATGTTTAGGGACGATTGGACAACGGGACAACATATTCTTCATTGGTTGGAATGTCTAGAGGAACAAATGAAGATCCAAAAAGATGACAAGGCTACCGGGCTAGAGATACTAGCTGCGATGTCAAGAGAGGAGCAAAAGCGTTTTCTTGGCGGTGATGTATGTCCTGGACAAATTTGGTTGAAAGAGCTCAAAACTATGAATTGTAATTGTGGGTGTGATGCATGTCGGTGGAGGGCGTTACGACCCGAGTATACATACCGTAACGGAAAGTGGGAAGGGGAGAAGTAAGGATGGATAACAGAAAAAATGCTCCTGTTAAGCCAATTATGGGGAATACGGTTATGGGGCTGAATGAAAAACTATATGGCGTTCCGACTTGCCCATCGTGCGGAGAACCTACATATAGCGAGTGTAGTTGTCCGTTTTGTGGCCAACCGTTTGTGGTTGAGGAAGGGGAATAGGGGATATGAACTGTCTAAACGATTATTGCGAAGTCCACCATAAGTGGAATAACGGAGATTGCCCCATAAAGGATTGTAATGGCCGCATTACCGATGAGGATGTAAGAAAATCAGTAGAAGAAACATATATGGCGATTGCTGATTTAGAGGATACAGAAGAATGACGGAACTGCTCATTGATTACAGGCTTCCTGGATATAACGAAGCCCACAACGAAGCAAGAGCGCACTGGAGCCAAGCAGCAAAGACAAAGAAACAATATACAGATTCTATTGGATGGCTATGTAAGGCGCATAAGATACAACTGATAGAGGGGAAAGTTGATATATGCGTCGTGTGGGGTACTTATAAGGACCATAGAGACCCAGATAACATATACTCTGGTATAAAGTACATACTTGACGGGCTTGTCTTAGGAGGCGTTTTAAAAGGCGATACAAAGAAGTACATAAGAAGAATAGAACATAACTATAATGATCAGTCAATAATAACTGCGGTTAGGATATTTGAAATTTGATTTTGACTTATTTGGAGGGGAACATATGAAAGTTAGCGATATAAAGGTAGGACATGTTTATAAAGTTTGGGCATATGATGCTCTTGTTGTTGACATAAAAAGAAATGAAAAACTAGAAACATTTACATCTGTATATGCTGTCATTCAAAAAGGCAAAAATAAGGGTTTTACGTTTATCAATAAAATAGAAGACTTTGCTGAACATGCAATAGAAGATTTAGGGGAGGTAGGCCGTGGAAGCAAATGCACAAGTTGAATTTCCTGACTTGGACGAAGAAAAAAAGACAGCAGAGGAGTATCTTATCCATTATACTGTTTATAAAAAGCAACTTGAAGAAAAGCGCCAGACAATAATTGAAAGTAGCCCTAATATATCAGATATTCCGATTAGAGAGAAATATGCACATGGTGATTCTACTGCGAATAAAGCAAAGAAGCTTCTAAATAATGCGCAGATGAGGATTGACTGTTGGTTACGCGCCGCAGAAGCCACAAGGAAGCATTTTGATGAGCAGATTAATACAAACCATAGAGATTATATTAAAATGCGTTATGATGAAGGAATGACGCCCAGAACGATAGCTAATGAATTGGGTATTGGTATTAGAACTGTTTTTGCCGTCCGGGATGAGCTTTTGAACTATATGGCGTTTGCTCATCTAGTATATGAGAAATCAAATATATTTTTAAGAGGCATACAAAATGAAGCAAAATAAAGATGATAAGCCGAATACCGAAATTGGTATATCTGTTTCAGACGGAATATATGTTTCTGGATACAAGCTATCTCTTGATTGTCAACAAAATCTTTATATGTCGCTCTTTGGCGGTCGCATGACAGTCATGCTGCCCAAAAATGCTTCACCAGAAGGGACTATTGTAAAACTGTTTGAAGAATTGATGCAAATTGATGGCGTTTTGGAAATTTTTGAGCGATATGGGACGAAGGTGACTAACAAAAAATATTTGTTCTTGAAATAGAGTGCAGCACTTGACTTGACAAAATTCGTGGTGTATACTTATAATAAGCGATAAGTATATAAGCCCTGTTTTGTCGAAGGTTCACGTTTTATATGTGGAGTACTGATGTAGGCAAAATGGGGCTTTGTTATTTGCCACAATTTAGGGGAAGTAAAAATGAGTTTATCTGAAAAAGCTGTTATATTAAAAACAAAGAATATATTGTTTCAATTTTTTACGTCTTGGCAAAATGAAGATTGGGACAGTATGGGTGATGCTTGTCAATCGTCATGGAGAGAGTTCATCAAGAAAACAAGGATTATATGTCGGCATTGTAAGCATTTTGATTATGAAAATATTAAGAAAAAAAACGATGATGATAAAATCGGATTTTCTCAATGCTTATTATTAAATTCAGAAAAAAGCGAGATACAAAGCTGCAAAAAGTTTGAATATAAAAATGGACTGCTTGATGGTTATGTAAATGAGCGCCTTATTGAGTGGTTTGGAGAGAAGAAACTTACTGCTTTTAATATATGCAGTGCAAAAGACATAACAATGCGTACAAACAAGGATCTTGAAAAGGAAAATCAGAAAATAAGGTTTGAAGCTCTATATAGAGTTGAAACATCAATTAAATATATATTCAGAGGCCAGGAATACCGGGCAAGAGTTTTTGTGAACGTAATATCGGAAGATGATAATCTTGGCGTGAATCCAAGCACGGTATTGAGGGAAAAGAACAGGATAAAGTCATTATGACAAAAGAAGAAAAAATAAATAAGCTAATAGATTCGGCATGGAAGATGTTTAGCGATAACCGCAATAAAGGATTTACTGAAAAGCAAGCATTGAGGATCGTTATAATGGCAATGCTTAAAAAGATAAGCAAGAAAGGATGAATTGGCCATGGAAGATGAAATTTATAATCTACTAATAGATTTATTGGATAAAGCAAAAAAAGAAGATAGGATATTAGGCATAGAATATAAAAGCAATCCAATACCTATTCCTGTTGATATAGACAATAATAGAAATCCTGTACCTATTGAAACAGATCATAATGAATATATTGAATATAAAGCATGTGGAAAGCTTACAGTTGATATTGAATTGAAAGAAAAACCATGCCAGAGCGACCATTAACACCATGTAAGCATAGCGGATGCCCTGAATTGACAAGAAACAAATCGGGGTATTGTGATGCTCACCAAAGCGAATATAAGCCAAGGGATTATCAGAGAGAGAATAAGCAACGCAAAAGCTCTACGAGCCTTGGATACAATTATAGATGGCAAAAATATAGGGTATTGTTTTTTAGACAGCCGGGTAATCAGATATGCAAGCTACATTTACCGGGATGCACATTGATAGCAACAGAGATAGACCACATTGATCCTCCAAATGGTCCAAACGATCCTAAGTTTTGGGATAAGTCAAACCATCAGCCTGCATGTAGGCATTGTAACAGCGTAAAGGGACAAAAAAAGATAGTGGGGACATATGATATGATGGAGGATATGGAAAGATGAAAATATATGTGGTTGTATCTTGGTTTGATGTATACGAAAGAGGTTATACAGAGACAGAAAAAGCATTTTGCAATAAAGGATATGCAGAAAGATTTAAGGAAGAAATGGAGCAACGTTATAAGGAAGCAAAAGTACTTTGCGATGATAAGTATATTCATCATAGATATGACGATGTGACTGATTTTGAGCATAAGGCATATAAATGGGAAGAAACAAGAGTTGATGAAGTTGAATTGGTATAATGGAGGATATAAAGAATGGGTTACGATGAAATTTATGAAATTGATGGCGTTGAATATAGACGTAATGAAATTGAGAACTTTGACAACAAAGTATGGCTTGATGTTACAACACACGGTGATTTAGCTAATAATAAAAAAAGATTTCTTCTTGGGCTAAAGGAGGATATAGACATGGAATGGATAAGCGTTAAAGACAGACTGCCAGAAGAACGAATTATGATTGATGGATATAGCGAAATTAACGAAGTGCTTATTTGCGGCATATTCTCCACTACAGGACGTAAAGAAGTACACACAGGATTTTATGGCGGCGGTACTTGGTATATTGGTGACATGTGTGGTGTTGGTGGTGAAGTATTAGCGTGGATGACGAAACCGGAACCATGTGAATTTTAGCGGGGATATAATTAATGGAATGGATAAGTGTTAATGATAGGTTGCCAGAGAACGAAAGAGTTTTAATATGTGCTTATCAACGTGATTATTTATTGGCTGAATATGATAATGAACAGTGGTGGAGTGACAGCATCGGAATAGTAAACGGAGTTACTCATTGGATGCCACTACCAGAGCCGCCTAAAATTTAATCGGGGGTAGGATAAATGGAAGTTAAAAACTTAACCAAAGAAGGATACACTGAAGCATTACAGGCAGCCGCAAATGAAATTAAAAGACGGGCGGTAGAGTTGATTGGAGATATAGATATTACAAAAGGATATGAGATTACAATTCATATCAACCCTAAAGAGGTTGTTACAGTAAGCATGAAAAAAGAAATGTATGTACCTGTTGTAATGACGGATTAAAGTAATTAAATATATTTCTTTTTATTATTAAACTATTGGGACTATAAAATAATCCGGGGTCATAAAAATGGGGGCGGCATAATCCGGGGTACAAACATAGATATCATACATAATGTAAGAACTGACTAGAATAAGAAAGCATAACAATACTAATTACTTAAAATGTATGGGCGTACATCGGGTGGTGGGGCACGGGTATGCTACGTACCATGTAAGCACATTCAAGCAATAAACAATCAATAAAGATTAGAAAGACAAAATTGAATAAATGCAATAGCATTAACAATGGTATATAGATATATTAGATAACATAAACAAAGCATAACATCTTTCTATGGATATAAAACTATATTTGGTGAAATGTGATGGGCAGGGGGGGGTAAAATCCCTGGGACTTTCAGTTTCTAGAA